TTCCATGCAGCTGATCAGTGGCGTGTTGTTACTGGCGGATCTGAGCGTCTTGAGGTCAACAACACAAACGTTACAATTAACAATGCCACTTTAATCGAAAACTCAGATATCCGTCAGAAATCCGAAATAGAGCCAATAACAAATGCTCTAGATAAGGTTAAGAAAATTGGTGGTTATACTTATGTCAAGGATAACATGGGTGGCGTCCGTTCTACTGGTGTCATTGCTCAAGAAGTGCTTGAAGTATTGCCTGAAGCGGTGACAGAAAATGACGAAGGTTTCTATGCTGTTGCTTACTCAAATATGGTCGGTTTATTGATAGAAGCGATTAAAGAACAGCAACAACAGATAGATGAATTGAAAAATATTATTGAAAAATCATAGGTGAGAATATGTTTGAAAAAAGTATACTGGCAATTAAGAAAAATAAAGTCATTAAAAAGTTTACTATTAATTACAATGGTCCACTAAAACCAGAAGATTACTTCGTTGGTCCAGATATGTTCGCTTGGGATCGTTACAACCGTTGGGAAGAAGGTGACGATTTTGACCTTGACCAATATAAAGCAGACATAGAAAAATACACAAATGACATGAAGGTTATGCGGTAATGAGCGGAAAACTCGGAATCGGGAGCTATTTTCAATCAAGGCGACCAGGTCTAAACGGACCGAATGAACCCATTACCCCTCGCAATGCGATCATGGTAAATAATGGCACAACATTGGTTCCTGATGGTAAATTTAACAAAAAAGCTGCCTTGTTGACCACTAATACCATGCCACAGACTTGTTATTATGCGTCATCAGCCATTACTAGTTACGCCAATCGCGAGTTCAGGGTAACAAAGGACTACATCTTTTGTTTAGGCGGTATACAGACTGCAACTGAAAAAATAGTCGTGTTTTCCAAGAGCACTGGACAAATAGTGTTCGTGAAAGACGTCAGAGCACATATATCATATGCTCCTGGCACATCAACAGCCAGCAACTATGCCCCTATACAATATGTGTTCGATGCTTATGATCGATATGTTGCCGTTTTAAAGGTGGGCGTGTTAGGTTCTTCTAGCGGTTCAGTTCTGGTTACTGATATACTCAGTGGCGATGAGTGGACAATTACTATTCCAAACCCCTACAACGGGGATTGTCAAGCCATAGCTATTCATGGCGCTAATCTTGCTATCCTCTGCCCGCAGCATCCAAGCTATAGCAATAAAATGATGGTTGAGATGGTCAACCTGTTCACAGGCGATTCGCTCGGGGCGTTGGAGATGTCGGCAACGACTGCTCATTACGCAGGAAATCTTGTTATGAGCAGTCAGTATGTTGTTGCTTCAAGGGTCTCAGATACAATTGCGGCTGTAAACATTGCGCATTACGATTATGTTATGACTGCTTCAACCGGAAAAACAAAAAAACGAGTTAGGCAATTGAACGCAACGATTGCTTCTTATACTGATCAAGCGATTGCGGGTGTTACTCCAACCACCCATTTTGGTTCTTGTATGGATATTTGTAATGAAAAGCTCATTGTCGGATATTTTCAGGCAGATAAAGCTGTATTCATTGACCTATCTAATGGAACCTCAACCACTTACGCAAATCCAAACGTAGACGGTAGCAACACTGTCGATGCTTTTGGCGGTTCTGTGGCCACCAATGGTAAGGACGTTTGGATAGGGGCTCCTGCTGCCGATTATGTAACATCTAAAGCAACTAGGATCCCTGGCGCTATATACGGTTTCAATTGGAATTCAAACACCTACCAAGATTATAGAAGATTAACTACTGGGACTGCTTATGGATATAATAAGCTGGATTCGTACGGATCCGATTTGTTTTGGTCGGCTGCGAATTTTTATTCGATAAATCGATTTATGAACGATGACGCATATTCAATATTTATGGAAAGGTTGGAGGAAGTATAGTGGCGAATTTGGTACCATCAGTAACAGGTTCGAGCAATCTAGAGGGAGGGGCTAATGTTCGAAAGACCCTCAAAATTCTAACAGATTTTGACGTGGCTCTTGATACACACCTGGACGAAGTTTGGGCTAATGAAGATGATTTGTTATATATATTGGATGACGATATCTCTCCTAATGAGATTCAAATGAATGATGCGTATTTAGCAGTACTCGCCAATGGCGTTATCCATGTATTCAGAACTCACAACGGGCACAAAGTAAATGAATTTCAAATGTACAATGGTCCCTTTGCTTTGCATGAGAAGACCATAACGTTTACTGCAGACTCAGACTCGCGTATGGTTCATACTTACGATATAGAGACTGGAGTGTTGATTTGGCAGATGGACTTTTATGGTGATACCGCCTTTGCTGACGATGGAGTTTGGTGCGCAAACCAAAGATCTCAAACCTCTTGGGGCAATGTTATTATAATGCCATATGAAACTGAAAATGAACTTAGGTTTTATTCGGACAAACTTCCTGCCACACAAAACGTCCATTATACCAGAGCGCTGGCTCCTGCGAATGCTGGCGCTGCTTGGGGCACCTCTGCGCATAAGTTCTTTTCTGACGGCACTGCTTTTATAACATGGTTCACAAGTAATCCTAACTATTACTGGGGTGTGACGAACATGAGTTCAACACAGAGCCCTGCCTCTGTTTTTGAGGTGGACGTAACTAACGAGAGTGGGATAGCCTTTATGGGTCCAACCAACCAAAACAGGCTCGGCGCAATGGGGAACGCATTTGGTATTCGTCCAAACCCTTCAGACGCCAGCTCACTAGCTTTAGTTTACCATGTGTATAACAGCATATCGGCAGGTTTAGTAACTTTAGGAAATATACAGCGCCCGACTTCTCCTTTATCAACAATATACAACGCAGCTATATCTACGCCTTATGCTGATATTGGGGCTTTAACAAGCGGTGGGGATGATGGTGTTAAATATTATGTCTGTAGGAGCACCGACGCTACCACAGGATATGTCGTCGAGAAATATAACTTAACTATGAACTCTACTGGGGCTGCAGAGGGGATGACATATTCCGCTTCGTTCAAAGCTGAAACACCATCTACAAACGATGGCATTGGAAGATTCGGAGTAGTTGCTTCTGAAAATTTTGTTGCTATGGTCGGTTACAGGACTACTAATGGTCTAGATACTTCAGGAAGGGTTGTCTATGTTAGAGCAACAAGAACGATAACTAAACGCGATTTATTGAGATGTCTCAATCATCCTGGCCAAGCAGGGTCCAGGGGTCCAGGAATATAATTATAGAGGTTAAAAATAATGGCTTTTTTTGATAATCCTACTGATGTACAGATAGAAACTGCCTCAGGTACCAGTACTGTAGTGACAAGGGATGATAAGCTCAACGAATATGGTACAGGTCCAACATTACACAATCTGTACAGAAGCCCGTTGTATAACGATTATGAAACAAGCCGTTTGGGATACTCACCCTTGCCTATCGCAGTTCACCGCGAGCCTACCTCGACTGCGACAACAAGGGGCAATGCCTGTAATGTTTTAATTGATGGGATGCTTTGTTGTTGGACGGTCCAGAATGATCAAGTAGGCGTCGCTGGCAAGATTTATATTTCAGACTACCACTTCGGTGATATACTTCATGTTTTAACTGCCCCAACTGGCGCTAGTTCGCGCTGGGGTTTGCAAACAAATAAAGCTATTAACGGTAGACTCTATGTCGGAGACGGTAGCGCAGAAGGCGGTTACGGCAGGATATACTGCTATAATATGTACACAGGTCAACTTTTGGGCACGATTGCTCCCTCCGGAAGCGCTGTATTATATTTTGGCAATTCGTTTGACGTTGCTGATGGCGGTTTACGCTATGCTTCCGGAAATATATCGACCTTGGAGCCAGGGGAAAGGCATGATGTGTTGGTAGTGCTAACTCAAAATAAATGGGGTGAAACTACAAACACTGATAAGTTGTCATATGTCCAGTTGAGTGTAAATGAAAGAAACACAACTTGGGGTTATTCATACGTTGCTGGTGGGGATTTCCCACCTACAACTGTTGATAACATGTTTAACCCATCCTATATCGGTTCAGGCGCAGTCTTTAATAGAGTTAATGTCAAATTCACCAGCAATTGGTTTTTTATGAGTCACAATGGCGGTGTCTTTATTTGTCCAACGTCAGCACATTACTTTATGTCATCAACTTTTTTAATAGATTTATGGGGCACTGTGGTACCTCGCCCGAGTTATCAATCGACCAACGGATACTTCGGTGTATCCGTTGCATTTAAAGGAGATCTTATCGCCATAGTTGATAATACAACTAAAGGTTCTTCTAAGGGCACTGTCTATGGATCAGTGCATGTATTTCAAGTCACAAACGATTCTACTGTTTCATTCAAACTAGACCTTAAACTAATAAAGAATTTGTCTTATAATACGGCAGGCAAATTTAAGCTTCAATCGGCAGCATTTACTGACGATTACCTGATCGTAGCAGACGAGCGTGGCGAAGCTGACATTAGTGAAGCCGCTCATTACGGGGCGTATCCATGGAAGAACGCTACTGGGCATGGATTTCATATGTATTCAATAAGTGAGATATACGACACGAATATACCAAACCCGCCCCCTATCGTAGTCTCTCATCAGAGACAATTTAATGATGGTATAGATTGCGGGGTTGCTAGGATATTCGACACGAGGTTTATTGCAGACGAAACTAGGGCAGCAAAAGAAGACAATTTTTATTTGGGGACTGGTTTGGCTGCTCAAGGGGATAGGCTTGTTATGTGGGGCGTAGTCCCTCCTGAAAACAGAATAGGGACTACTGTCAGTGATATTGACAGGTGGGCTGGTTTATTATCATACAACATAAAAGGCGGTTTCAATATTAAGGAATCTATTGACAATTTGATTGGAAGGTAAATTATGAAATTGAATGTGAGAAAACTCGGTATTATTAAAATAGAAGATGCTATTGATAAATTGGAGGAGTTCAAGAAACTCCCCAAAAAACAAAATGAAATATGGGTTACTGAACACGAGAGGGCGTTCACAGAAGGTCTTGACGGAGTTGGCGAAGTTACTCGTGACGGCACGCCAATCATAAAAACTAACAGGCGTGGATGCGTAACTCATTTTGCGCCAGGACAGATATCTTGCTATATGAATCTGAACATGCGCGATTTGATCAAATCTAATATAGACCCGATGAGTATGGAGAGGTTGATTGAAAAGAGCGTTGTTGACACCCTGAACCATTTTGGTATGTATGACGTTTTCTTGGAACCAACTGCTCCAGGCGTGTACTACGACAACAAGAAGATAAGCGCTCTTGGTCTTTCGATTGATAATATGTGGACTTCTTGGGGGTTTTCTCTCAACGTCACAAACGAAAACGATGGATTTGAAGTTATCCACCCTTGTGGCTATATTGGTATGAAGTCGGCTAGAATGTCAGACTATGTTGAGGGTATCACGGTTGAACAAGTAACGCCTATCCTGATTGAGAACTTCGCCAAGGCATTTAATTTTGATATAGAACTAGAAACAACGTCATGGGATTTTGAATGAGGGAATATTTTTGAAAGCTGATACCTTATAAATAGTTGTAATATGCGGCAATTCGCTAGTAATAATAGAGAGATTTATAATGGCTGACCTTAAAGAGTCAAGTTTACGATTAACGAGCACTGACCCATACAATTATCAAGGTGTCGGCGACACCTTGAACGTGAACCCGACCATACATAATGACACAGAAGAATTGTTTGACAACGTTATGAACTCCTTAATCTTCAACAGATATCCTCAAACAGCATTTACAGGCGATTTCTTCGGGGTGACGGAACACACCAAAGACATTTGTGTCGCCCCAAGTAAAAAGTCACATAATTACCTAATGTGTTCAACAGACCCAAGTGACGCTTATTCCACAACGAAAGATGGTCCTGTTGTTTTCGATGTAATGACGAACAAACCATTACATTTATTCACTAGGAACCCATTATACCCATATTCTTCTCATCTATATGGTGACTCATTGAGGAAAGCTGTCACGGAGCATTATGCTGCTGCTGGATATTACAGCGTTGTGGGCACAGATTCGGATGGTATTGTTGATTTTGTCGATTTAAAGACTGGTAAGGAATGGACTCACACATTACCATTACAAGCAAACGATAAAATAGTCGACATGGATGGTTGGGGTCCATTCCTAGCGATTTGCAAATATAATGGCGTAAACAACACAAGGTATTTTCAGATTTTTAACGCATACACTGGAGATAATGTCAGCGCCCCGATCGATCAAATTGAAGATGGTCTAAATCGAATGTCAGACCCCCTCAATTTCGCTCGTAAAATTGTTATGAACGAAAGATACATTGCTGTTACATACAGCCCTAGTGCCGTAGGAAATGACGGATATTATGGTGGAGTAAATATATACAGATGGGAATACAACCATAAAACTCAATTGATGGACATTCAATTTTGGAAGCATGTTAGTTCTCTACAAACAAACAACTATGGTTGGGGGTTTAACATTGTTATGCGAGGATCCCGTTTAATGGTAGCGATGGGCGGACCTGACATGACCCAAGAAAAGGTAGACATATATGACGTATCTTCCGATTCGAGGTTGTCAATACCTAGCCCATTCCTCGGTGGGTTAACAAACGCTCCGGATTATTTTGGATATGACATGGATTGCAATGATAACATGTTTGTTATAGGATGTCCAAACCACGATTATCAATCTAGTAAAACTACCCGATACAATATTGGTGGGGTGATGTGGGGCTCTTACGCAATGGGAAGGGAAGACCCAACTGGTTCTTACTCTGGGCGTACCCAAATTTCAGCTACCTCTAGTCTATACAGGGGCAGTGTCGCGGCTCTCGTTGGCGATGTTCTCTGCATTGGCGATCGATTAAACGTTAATGGGGCGGGAACTCTTACTGGCGCTATAACTCCAATTCCAATAAGAACTTCAGCAGCAGATATATACATAAGAAAGTATTTGGATCGTTAAATGGCAAAGTTACAAATAAACACTAAAGTTGGAGGACAGCCTATTGCTGCTCTCCCTTCAAATGAAACTTCAACAGATTTCGTTAATAGGTTTAAAAAGGGACCTGTACAAGCAACTGCAACTGCCGCACCTACTTTACTGTATGAACTAACCAACCCTAATATTAACGCTCTGAACACAGCCAGCGATCAGTTTGCAGCAAATGCTGAAGCTAATGATAGGTGGTTGATGGTACCCGCATTAAACGAAAACACTGGCGGTAATCTCACAGGTGCTGTATACATTTATGATATTGAATCTGGAGCTTTGGTTAAAACATATGTCGGTGGCGACTACTCTACATCAAACTCCGGAATAATCAATGCCCATCTACACGGAGATTTTCTTTTTCTAGCTCATAATGGAGAACAAACAGCTTCTAACGACGAACTCCAAGATTTTGATATCAGTACCAATTCCAATGGTTATGTCGATATGTACGATTTAACCACAGGGGAATTAATAGAGCATTTTGTTTGTCCTGACTCTAGTACAGACTTTGGGTCAGATTTAATTGTACAAGGCAATATAGTTTACATCTCTTCCATCAGCCAATCGAAGATTTATATCTACCTTATTAATAGGGTCGGCAAAGAAGATGGTTGGGGTTCTTCCTACCTTGGCGAATACACTCACACTGCTACTAACAGTGATTTCATTGTAGCTGGTACATTAACAGCTATTTCCACCACTAAAATTGCTTATCTTTCTAGGAAGTTAACATCTCCTTATGCGGCTTATTTGAATTCGTTTTCACCATCCAGCTGGGTCACATTTACTGCTGGCGGTATTACACCTTATAACAAGGTCAGTCTATTCGACGACTTTACCATCGGTGGTGGAGGAGAAAATTTCGTCCAGAGTTTACCATATTTTAGTTTAAAAGCGCTTCATTATACTGGAGAAAATTCCTTAGTTCAAGATGGCTATTATTTAATTTCGGATCACACTCATGACAACGTTATGTTGACATACCTTAACTCAAACGCAACTACAGGAACGGTTTATACCAACAATTTCGCGGCTCCGCCTGGGTATCCCACAGGTGCATTTGGTAAAAGTATGTCCACTACTCATTTACCCATGCAAACATACGAGGTGAACATATATAATCATCATACATTAGTGGCAATAGCTTCGTCTCATTATACTACTGGTGCTGTTCATTTATGGCTGAAGCCTGGTATTAACTCAAACGAAGATCAAGTTTTTAAATATACTTTCACTCACCCCAGCTATCCTTATAATTTCGGAAGGATTGTTTTGGCTACTCCGACATATCTTGTCGTCGGAACAGGAGGGGCAGATTCTGATGATTTTAACGCTAACGGATATAGATTGTTGGTATACAGGCACAACATAGTCGCGAATACAACCGCAGGCGCATATAGCGTTGAGCATTTAAACTCAGAAAAGCTTCGCGGTAAATTTAACAGATTGTTTAAAGGTAGGTCTAAATAATGGCACAATTAAGGGAAGATTCTTTTCAAAACGGTGAACCATTAGGGAACATAGATACAGCTGAATGGAGCGTGTTTAGCCACCCTTATTGGAGAGAATGCGTTGCTAGGGATATAGACGACCATAGTTCCGATCATGTTGTAACAGGCGATCTTCAGTATAAATGGAAATATTCTAGGTTCACTGATACTATACCATACACCAGCACTAATTCAAACACTTTTGGATTTGACGTAAGCCAGTACGGAAATTTCATTGGTGTGTCGGATCCTTTATACACTGAAGATGGTGGAACTACTTATGTTGGTAGGGTCCACATTTATGATTATACTACAGGCAATCGATTATTTACAATAATCGATGACGAGCCTACAAGGTATTCGGGCTACGCTGATGCGCCATTTTTTGGGTATTCAATAAAGCTGTTTAGAGAAGGTATTGCCGTCGGAGTTCCAGGTTGGTACTCATCCAGTGTAAATATTTATCAAGGTTGCGTAAAATACTATGATTGGGACGGAAACCTTGTGGAAACGTTTAAAGCATCTAACACCGCACCAAATTATTTGATTGGCTGTGCTGTTGATGTCGCATATATTAATGGTAGTTGGAACTTATACTCCCCTGTATGGGATCAGGCTATTGGTGGCGCTAATTCCTTTATGGGATGGTTTAGATTCCCTTCACCGGATTCGAACGAATCCGCTAACGTTCAATACGCCAATGACGACGTCGGTCCTTACATTAGTATCAGAAAACCAACACTTCAAGTTGGCGCTAACCTTGAAGATCCTTATCGGGGGTTTAAGATAGACGGGGGTTGTATCGCGATTGGTATGTCCGCTTTCAATGAAGCTGATAATGCCAGCGAGGCAATATACATTTACAGTATATCATATCAGGTCGGGACTACTGGCAACCCTGACCAAAGGCTTATGCATAAGATAACTCCGCCTGCATCTCTGGGAGACACCACCGACATTTCGAATCCAAATCAAAAGTTTGGGTGGAAATTAGACTTTAAGAACGGTTTGATAGCTACTTCTTGTTACAGAGGAAATGGAGCTACCACGCCAAGGAATTGGTCACTTCTTTTTTATGCTACAGATTCTGGTATTAAGACAGCGCCAGATTATGAAATATCTATATCTACAGGCAATGCGGTACGATACTTCAACCACTTTGCGCTGGGTGATAACATCGTAGCGTATACAGAAGACTCAAGAGATGAAATGGTTAAGGTTGTTAGGTTAGGTCGGGCGTCGCCAAATCACGTTAGTAGAAGCAGTGTTTATGAAATAAACACAAATTACATAAACAGACCATCCAACGCTTATTTTGAGATAACATTTGATGCTAACGTCTTTGACTTTGCTTCTATTAATATGTATAAAGATAGGGTAGTTTTCTCCAGACCTAGGATTACCGATGGTACTTTCGATCCGTTATATAGGTATGGTGGATTTGCGGTAACGGAAATAAAAGGGGTTGACCCAATTGAGCTTGTGGATAGACTCGTTAACGACATAACAACGGATTTAAAATGAATTTGATAAATGTGATTGAAGACTTTATTACTGAGGAAGAACGCCTCAAAATAAGGGAAGATGTATTATCGTTTCGTAATGAATGGAAACAAATTAGCCCAGAACTACATGCCGCTTACGGCATTCATAAAGAAGGATTCTGTCATCTTGGTTGGGCATTATACCACCACGAAAATCACGCACAAACGGATTATGATTTAAAGAATAGGATGATTGAAAAGTTTGGGTGGATATATGACAGAATCCTTAGTAGTATAGAAGAGCGCAGCGGAATAAAGACCATAATAGACCCTGTTCTATCATGTCCTGGATTTCATGTAATAAATCTACCAATAAATTATATTCCTGGTTTCCACACCGATACAAGTATAATAGAATATAGACCGACTATTGACGCGAGTACTATAAGGTCGGCAAACCTAATAATCGAGAAACCAACAAACGGTACTTGGTTGGACTATTATGATGGCGATGAAATAAAGCAATATCATTACGAATATTACAAACTAAGTGAATGGAGTGGTCATGTTGTCCATAGGGTTGGTAGGACTCAGGTTGATGGACCGGATCAGTTCAGGATTACTCTGCAGTGCCATTATGCGTACGATACAGAACTTGAGTGTAACGTGGTTTATTTCTGATTATAAATATAGTAAACTATCATAACAGGTACCAACATGGCTATAGCATCAAGACAAGACTTAATTGATTTTTGTCTACGAAAACTGGGCGCACCAGTTGTAGAAATAAACGTAGACGAAGACCAAATTGAAGATCGTATAGACGAAGCTCTACAATTCTATCAAGAATATCACTCTGATGCTATCGTAAATACGTATTTCAAATATCAGATGACGGCTGAGGATATCGCCAACAAATACATTACCGTTCCGGAAGAACTTCAAGTTGTTAAACGAGTAATGCCTATCAACACTACAGCAGGCGGCGTTGGTATGGGTAGCGGTATGTTCAATGTCCAATACCAAATGATGTTATCCGACGCATACCTACTCCGCAACGGTGGTGGTATTTGGATGGATTTGACATCATACACAATGACAAAAAGTTATATTGAAATGCTCAATATGACTTTCGGTAATGGGACAACCAATACCGTATTCAACCGCCATATGGACAGGATTAACCTATACCTCGATTGGGAAACTGACCTCAAAGAAGGCGATTGGATTATTGTTGAGGGAAGTAAAGTTGTAGACCCAGAAACGTTTACTGACGTTTACAACGATATGTTCCTTAAACGTTATGCGACTGCATTGATCAAACGTCAGTGGGGCACGAACATGATGAAATTTGACGGCATGTTGCTTCCAGGTGGCGTAACGTTTAATGGACGTCAAATGTTCGATGATGCCAATTTAGAAATCGATAAGATCGAAGAAGAGATGCAGCTACGCTACGAAATGCCAGCTGACTTCATGATAGGATAATACAATGGCAACTAGCGTTTACATCTCACAAAAGGTTGTCTCTGAACAAAACCTCTACGAAGATCTAATAATAGAATCTTTGAAGATATATGGCCAAGACGTTTATTACCTTCCGAGGAATATAGTTGAACGGGATTATGTGTTCGGAGAGGCGGTTGAGTCTCAGTTTGACGACGCATACATCATAGAGTCTTATATCGAAAATACCGAAGGGTTTGAAGGCGAAGGAAATCTACTTTCTAAATTCGGTCTGGAAATTCGAGATCAGGCAACCTTTATTGTTTCACGTAGACGTTGGGAACAGGCAGTAGGTCAGTGGGAATCTGAACAGATCCGTCCAAATGAAGGCGATTTGATTTACTTGCCCCTGTCAAAGTCAATGTTTCAGATTGATCATGTTGAGCATGAATCGCCTTTCTACCAACTCAGTAATTTGCCTACATACAAGCTTCAGTGTTCTATGTTTGAGTTTGGCGAAGAAACTTTCAAAACTGGTATTAATGACATTGATGCGGTCGAAACGGTATTTAACACCCGTCTAAAACTAACCCTATCGGGTCTAATCGAAGGCGCTACAATCAACCTTGGCGATACTGTATCTCAAACTATAAGCGATGTAGATATTACAGCTGAGGTAGTTTCTCGCAGCGATATAATCAGCGGTGGCGCTACAATTAACGTCATTAATGTTAAGACTTCGGACGGGCTCTACCATGAGTTCTTGAAGGGGCAGAATATTACTGTCGGTAACAATATTTGTACTCTCGTATCGTTTAATCAACTAGGAAGTGTTGACGGTTCAGGCGCTGAATCAACTTATGCTGCCAACGATACATTTGAGAGAGAAGCTAATGAAATTTTGGATTTCTCTGAAGCAAATCCATTCGGTGAGCCAGGAGGATTCTAATGTTTGGGTCTCATTTTTACCACGGTATTTTGCGAAAGAGTGTTTCTATATTCGGAACTGTATTCAATAACATCAATATAATGCGGAAAAGCGGTTCTGAATCTATTATCACTAGCGTCCCCCTTGCTTATGGACCGAAACAAAAGTTCCTTGCCCGTATAGACCAACAGGCTGATTTAACCGACCAGAAGGTAGCAATCAAGCTACCTCGTATGTCTTTCGAGATTACTAGCGTTGAGTATAACAATCAAATAAAGACCAGCAAGGTTCAACGTTTGCGCCTATCTGATGACGGCGAAGAAGCAGACACCATAGGTAACGTTCCTTACATTATAGGGATGCAACTTAACATCTTGGCGAAAAGTCAGGATGACGCTCTACAAATATTAGAACAAATTCTACCGACCTTTGAACCGACTTACTCAGTATCTGCTAAGTTGATTGACGGTGTAGAAAATTCTTTTGACGTTCCGATCACGCTTCAAAGTGTCACAATCAATGACGACTATGAAAGCGACTTCCAAACTAGGCGTGTGATCATGTACACCCTAGATTTTACTATGAGAGTGCACTTCTTCGGTCAGGTAGTAAAATCTAAAATTATTAAAGACACTTTGGTCAACTACCGTAAAAACATCGACTCATACCTACAAGGTGTCAGTCAAGTCGTAGATCCAATATCGTCATCTTCATCTGACGATTACTCGGTCGTCAAGACCTTTAACTATATCGCTCCAGAGAACTTTATATCTGCTGTGGTATCAGGAACCGTTGGCGTAACGGATAATGAGGTTGTAATCGGAGCGGATAGTGCGGTTGGCGGTAGAATAGAATCTATAACCTACGATGAGCAAGCCGACGAAACAACTGTGGTTATAAATAATCTTGATGGATATTTTACAGTTGGTGAAACCTTAACCGGAAGCACTAGCGGTCAAACCTTTGTTATAAACGAGTACACGGTGTCTTAACATGTCTGATATTGATGATGATTACGGATACGCCCGAAGCCAATACTACAGATTGGCGGAACAAGGGCAAGAGGCGATTGAAATGATGATGGAGCTCGCACGCGAGAGCGAGCACCCGCGTGCGTTCGAAGTATTGGCTGGTATGCTTAAGCAAAACGCAGACATAACTGATAAATTGATGGACCTTCAAAAGAAAAAGAAAGATATTGAAAAAGAAGAGAAGGCATCCCCTTCTCTAAATGCTCCAGTGACAAATAACAACCTTTTTGTTGGTTCTACGACAGATCTACAAAAGATGTTAGCTAATAAGATGAAGGACGTAAAAGTTGAGCCAGATACCGACTAATGTTCCACCAAGAGAGCACCACTATCTCGGCAACCCTCATGTAAAGCGCGATGGCGTTGTAACAAACTTTACCAAAGAAGAGATTACTGAATACGCTAAGTGTATGAAGGATCCCGCTTACTTCGCGCGCACATATCTAAAAGTAATACATCTAGATAAGGGTTTGGTCCCCTTTAACCTTTACCCTTATCAAGAGAGGATGTTTGACCATTTTAATTCCAACAGATTTAGTATCGTTTTGGCTTGTCGACAATCTGGTAAGTCTATCAGTTCTTGTGCTTATCTACTTTGGTACGCATTATTCCATTCTGAAAAGAATATCGCTATCCTTGCGAACAAAGGCGCAACTGCTAGGGAGATGCTTTCGCGCATCACGTTGATGCTCGAGAACTTACCTTTCTTTCTACAGCCAGGATGTAAGTCGCTCAACAAAGGTTCTATTGAGTTCAGCAACAACTCGAAGATATTAGCGGCTGCTACGTCAGGTTCTTCTATTCGTGGTTTGTCTATTAACCTACTGTTCCTAGACGAGTTTGCGTTCGTTGAGAATGACGTTGAGTTCTACACCTCAACCTACCCTGTTGTATCTTCTGGTAAGTCTTCAAGGGTAATTGTTACTTCTACCGCCAATGGTTTGGGCAACACATTCCACAAGATATACGAGGGCGCAGTTCAGGGTACTAACTCTTACAAACCATTCCGCGTAGACTGGTGGGACGTTCCTGGGCGAGATGAAGAATGGAAGAAACAGACAATCGAGAACACGTCAGAACTGCAGTTTATGCAGGAGTTCGGTAACTCTTTCTTGGGCGCTGGTAACACGCTAATCTCAGGCGACAAACTATTATCCCTAAAGGCTGATAATCCTGTTTATCGTCAAGGCTCAGTTTGCGTGTACGAAAAGCCAAACCCCGAGCACAATTATATGATGTTTGTCGACGTGGCCAAAGGGCGAGGGCAAGACTATTCTACATTCAATATTATTGATATAACAAGTAGACCTTTTAAACAGGTGGCGACTTTCAGAGATAACCTTATATCGCCTTTGTTATTCCCTGACCATATATACAAGTACGCCAAAACCTACAACGATGCTTATGTCATAATCGAATCTAATGACCAAGGCTCTGTTGTTTGTAACGGACTCTACTATGAACTTGAGTATGAAAACGTATTCGTAGAGTCGGCAGTAAAGGCAAATGCCCTTGGTGTTAACATGACCAAGAAGGTCAAGCGCATCGGCTGCTCCAATCTAAAAGACTTAATTGAAGAAGATAAGTTGACTATTGTCGACGCAGAGACTATAATAGAATTATCTCAATTTGAGGCAAGAGGTTCTTCCTACGAGGCGACTCCAGGAAACCACGACGATTTGGTTATGAACTTGGTGATGTTTGGATATTTCGCAACCACTCCTTATTTCCTAAACTTAACTGATATCAACATCCGTGATATGATCCACGCAGAGAATATCCGTATGATTGAAGATGATGTTGTTCCCTTTGGCGTTATAGGCGGCGACTCATACGAAGAACCGATCCAATCATTTGAAGAACAAATGTGGGACGGGACTATAAAAAGCTCCAGAGATTGGTAAATTTATAAATAATTGTAATTGATAAAATTTACTTGTTATGAATCTCTTATTAACTCCATGAGGAAAAACAAATGGCATTAGTATCTCCTGGCATTGAGGTTAAGGAAATTGACCTCACTAACGTAGTGCCTGCGGTATCGACATCTATCGGTGCGATCGCTGGTAACTTTCGTTGGGGTCCGGCTTTTGTACCGACGCAAGTTTCAAATGAAAAACAACTTGCTGCTCTATTCGGTACTCCGACCGACTCCATGTATAAAGATTTCCTAAACGCTGCTCAGTTCCTAAAATACGGTTCTGATCTTCGCGTTGTCCGTTACACTGCTGACACTGGTACGCCTGCATACAACGCTACAAGCGGTGCTGCTGGCGCAGAATACCCTAACGAAAAGTCTGCTGAAGGCGTAGTTTTCACTGATACTGTAACTGCTCGCTACCAAGGCGTTCTTGGTAATAGCATTGCTGTTCACGTACTCGATTCAACAAACTTCACCACTTACGAAGCTGGCACTGCCCTTCAGAAAACAGTAGCTTCTCGCTTTGACGGTGCTCCTGGCGCTGGCGAAATGCACGTTGCTGTTATCGATGCTGGCGGCGAATTTACCGGAACTGCGGGCTCTGTCCTAGAAACTTATGCTTTCTTGGGCGATACCAAAGGTGATAAACTAGCAGACGGAACAAACAATTACTTCGTATATGTTATCAACGAAAGATCAAGCTACGTTTATGTGAACGCAAGCTTGGCTTCTGGTGAGACAACTCTTAATCATGGCGCTGACGGTGCTGCGGGCGGTTCTAACGATCTTGCTGCTGCTTACGAAGTGTTCAAAGATGTTGAAGTGTATGAATGTAACCTAATCATTGGTGGTGATTTTGACGCTGCTGATGCTGATACTGTTATCGCTGTTGCAGAATTCCGTAAGGACGCTGTGGCATTTGTTTCTCCTCCAACCGCCGAAACTGTTGGCGTTTCTTCTTCTACTGCTTTGGCAAATGTCCTTTCTTGGGCTAACGAAGTTGATTCATCTTCTTACGGTGTAATGGACTCAACCGCTTTGTACGTTTACGACAAGTACAATGATGACTACCGTTGGATTCCAGCTTCTGGTCACATTGCTGGTCTATGTGCTCGTACAGACGAAGTTGCTGACCCATGGTTCTCTCCAGCTGGCTTTAACCGTGGTCGCCTAAACACTGTTGTTAAGATTGCTTTCAATCCTGACAATGCTGCTCGCGATAGCCTGTACAAGAAACGTGTTAACCCAATCGTATCTTTCCCAGGTGAAGGTATCGTTCTATACGGAGATAAGACTTCTCTTACTCGCGCTTCTGCGTTTGACCGTATCAACGTTCGTCGCCTATTCAATACAATCGAAAAAGCAATCTCTACTGCTGCTAAATCAACTCTATTCGAACTAAACGACGAATTCACTCGCGGTCAGTTCGTAGCATTGGTTGAGCCATACCTACGCGACATCAAAGGTCGCCGAGGCATGTACGACTTTAAAGTTGTGTGCGATGAGACTAACAATACACCAGAAGTTATTGATACCAACCGCTTTGTGGCTGACATCTATGTCAAACCTGCGCGTTCAATCAACTTCATTACTCTTAACTTCATCGCTACTCGTACTGGCGTTGAGTTCAGCGAACTAGTAGGAGGTTAATAGACCATGGTAATGGAAGTAGATCAGTTTAAAGCCCGTCTCATCGGTGGCGGTGCCCGTGCGAACCTGTTTAAAGTTCGTGTTAATTTTCCACCTGGAGTTTCAGGCAACGTTGACCTAACGTCTTACATGTGTAAGGCTGCGTCTCTACCTGCTTCGGTAATCAGCCCAATTGAAATCCCATTCCGTGGACGTAAATTGAAGATTGCTGGCGACCGTGAATTCGAGCCGTGGACTATCACTGTAATCAACGATACAAACTTTGCTGTTCGTAATGCGTTTGAAAGCTGGATGAACCTAATCAATGGACACACGTCTAACTTTGGTCAGGTTAATCCTCTTCTTTACCAAGCAGATCTAGCAATTGATCAGCTTGATAAGAATGGTGTTACTGTCAAGACTTACGATATGCGTGGTTGTTTCCCAACTAACGTATCTGCAATTGACGTAAGTTACGACTCTGAAAACACTATTGAAGAGTTCACCGTTGAACTGCAGGTTCAGTACTGGACTTCAAACACTACAATTTAAGGTTATAAATACCTTAAAGCATATGTGTAAAGGGTGCTTCGGCACCCTTTTTAATGAAAGAGGTTTATAAACTATGGCAGACGGAATCAACCTTTTCGGTTTTGAAATTACACGCTCGAAGTCGATCGAAAAGGAAGAAAAGAAAAAGCAATCGTTTGTTCCAAAAGAAGATTACGATGGCGGATACGTTGTTGACGCTGGGGGGCATTATGGCTCCTATGTTGATATGGAAGGCGGTCGCGCTAAGAATGAAAGGGAACAGATTTTAAAATACCGTGACGCAGCGCAGCAAGCCGAATGCGACATGGCTATTGAAGATATCGTCTCGGAAGCCATAGTTTCCGATGATGATTCAGCCCCAGTCGATATTATAATGGATGACTTAGACCAGCCCGATAAAATCAAGAAGATGATTCGTGCTGAGTTTGAACACATCGTTTCAATGCTTAATATCAACTGGTATGGGCACGATATCTTCCGGAGATGGTACGTTGACGGTCGCTTGTACTATCATAAAGTTATTGACGATAAGAACCCTAAAAACGGAATTGTTGAACTTCGTCCTATCGACGCAACTAAAATCCGTAAAGTCAAAGAACTAATAAAAGACAAAGACCCTAAAACCGGAACTGAAATAGTAGTCGGTGCTGAAGAATACTACATCTACGAGAAACAAGGTATTGGCGGCAATGGTGTTGCTTCTGGTACTGGATTAAAAATATCAAAGGATTCTGTCACCTACGTGACAAGCGGTCTACTAGATCCTACTCGTACGCAAGTTCAGTCATACCTACACAAAGCTGTTAAAGCTGTTAACCAGTTGCGTATGATGGAAGATTCATTGGTAATCTACCGTTTAAGTCGCGCCCCAGAACGTCGTATTTTCTATATCGATGTTGGTAACTTGCCGAAGGGTAAAGCGGAAGAATACCTCCGTGGTATCATGAATCGCTACCGTAACAAAATGGTATATGACGCAACTACAGGCGAAATGAAGGATGACCGCAAGCATATGTCCATGCTTGAAGATTTCTGGTTGCCTCGTCGTGAAGGCGGTCGTGGTACGGAAATTACCACGCTTCCAGGCGGCGAAAACCTTGGTCAGATTGATGACATCATGTACTTCCAGAAGAAACTTTACAAGGCGCTTAACGTTCCTATTTCTCGCCTAGACCCTGAACAGCAGGCTATGGTATCTCTTGGGCGTGCACAGGAAACTACTCGCGACGAACTCAAATTTCAGAAGTTTATCAATCGTCTCCGTAAGAAGTTCTCTGCCTTGTTTATTGATATTCTAAAGACTCAACTGATTCTTAAGGGTATCGTGACCGAAGAAGAATGGAACGATATTAGTCAAGATATTACAATCGACTTCATATCTGATTCTCACTTTTCGGAGATGAAGAACTCTGAATTGCTAATGAACCGCGCAGCAACTTTACGTGAGATTGACGAATATGTTGGTCGCTACTACAGCGTTGAGTGGGTTCGTAAGAATGTTCTTATGCAAACCGACGAAGAGATCGAAGAAATTGTCAAGCAGATTGAACAAGAAGGTTCTGGTCTTGAAGATGAAGACGACGATGGCTTTGCGGATAGCGTTCAATACACTCAGCCTGCTATAGTTGAGGAAGAAACTCCGGTGGTTGAAACACCGCAGCGTAATGAAGAGCTAGAAGCAGAGCAATTAAAGCTTATCCAGAGCATGACTAAGTTTATTGAACAAGAGTAATATAATATGGAACTGAAGGATCTACTCACAAATAGTTTCGTTATGGCTGTCTACAAAAAGATAAGCAAAGAGACTGACGAGAAGATTAATGAGGCTCTAAGTTTTGCTGCCGACCTTCAGGAAGAGATTGAACTTCTTGAAGGTCCACAAGGTCCTCAGGGAGAGCGGGGTGAAACTGGTCCCATAGGTCCAAAGGGAGAAAAGGGTGAGCGAGGTGAAACTGGCGCAAAGGGCGATACTGGACCAGTTGGACCAAAAGGTGACCGAGGTGATAGTGGAGAGCGTGGACCTCAGGGTGAGCGTGGACCACAAGGTCCAAAGGGTGACAAAGGCGAAACTGGAGCGATTGGTCCCCAAGGTCCAAAAGGTGAGAAGGGCGAACCAGGAATACAAGGAATCCCTGGAGAAACTGGACCAAAAGGCGATCGCGGCGAAAAAGGCGATCGTGGAGACAAAGGCGATACTGGACCTGCCGGAGAGAAAGGCGACAAAGGAGAACGAGGAGCTCAAGGAGAGAAAGGTGAGCGAGGCGAAAAAGGCGATCGTGGAGATGCTGGTCCAGCTGGAAGAGATGGAAAGGATGGCGAAACGCCTGATATCACTCCTTTAGTTGAAAAGGTAGATCAAAAACTCGAATCAATAAACGTTGACTTCTCTTCTGAGTTTGAATCTTTCCAAAAGGACATTGACGCTAAGGTATCCGAGCTTGAGAAAACTTCTAAGGAAGATGCTAAGAAGTTTAAGGCTGGGATTGAGAATGAGTTCACCAAATTCAAACAGACAATCAACAACCGTATGATAGAGCTCGCTTCTAGGAGAGATGGTGGTGATGTATCGGGCGGTGGTTCTGTTAAAATCATGGATAACGACGACGTTGAGATGAAACGTTTGTCTTTAATTGAAGGTGAATCAATCCTTGTATTCAACGCAGAAAAACAAAAGTTTGTATCAGAGAACTTTATCTCTGTACTTGATAGATTAAAGGCGGAGCTAGAAGTGCAGTACAATAGATTAGTTGACGTTGAAGGCTCGTTCACATACGTTGGCGAAGCGCTTCCAGGAACAGCTACAAGCGCAGCGACTTGGCGTATTAAACGAGTCGAAGAAATAAATGGCGATTTGAATATACTATGGGCTGATGGTTCAGCTGAATTTGATAAAGTTTGGGATGATAGAGCAACCTTTACTTACTCATAATGAATGAAGTGATTGTAAAATACATTCAACCGTCAAACCCCTACAAACGAGCAAAGTGGGAGTTGGTTGAAGATTATACTTCATATACTGGAGTACTTGTACCGAAAGGTTATGTTACTGACGGTGCGAGTGTTCCAGTATTCCTCCATACACTGATGTCTCCGACTGGACCTATATTCAAAGCAGCTATTGTTCACGACTATCTAATAGACAAGAACAACGGTAACTGGGATGAAGCCAATAGAGTATTCTACGAAGAGCTCGAATACTGCGACATAAGCGATTTTAGAATAAGAGTTATAAAGCTGGCTATAAATACTGCTAGCAAGTTTAGATCTAAGAGAGTTATATTATGAATTGTGATGGTTGTTATGAGTGCTGTATTTCTTTACCTATAAACGATACAGCCCTGACAAAACCTGAAAACAGCAAATGTACATTCTGTGATAAAGGTTGTACAATATACGAAGAACGCCCAGAGTCATGTGTAAACTTTAATTGTGTTTACATCGATGAAGGATATAACGAATCTCTAAGACCAGATCGCTCAGGCGTTATATTTGATAGGATTACAACCAAGATCTATTATGGGTTGGTTTCTGAGAGAAGAATTAATACTTGGGATACCATACAAATGGGCGAGTATATAAAGTCGTTGAATGCTAAAGGTATCTCAGTTGTTATCGCAGCATTCTCAACTGGTATAACAGATATTCGTTGTGCTAAAGGACACGATATTAATAAAGTGCTTGAGATAGCACTAAGGTATAAAAACTAATGGCAAATCCTGCATATTCAACAGACCTAGCGACACAGACAGATTGCTCGTCTGTAACTGGATTCTCAGAGGCATCGGGGTTCACCTCGACTGACGGCACGGGTGTTGCTGATACCGACTTGGCAATCTATGGATCAGTCTGTGTTACAGAGTCTCAGCGTAAATCTGGAGCAGGTTCTTTGTTTTATACAGGTACTGCTCGTACTCTACCGACTGATGGTGCTTTCTTTATATGGTTTAAGTTCTTTGCGCCTAACGCTCTTCTCACTAAAGCGAATGGTGGTTTACAGGCTCTAATAGGCGACAATAACGCTAACTTCCGTCGATTTTTTATTTCGGGTAGCGATACCTATGCCTATGGCGGTTGGGTAAATTATGCAGTTGACCCTCGCGTAACTCCTTCGCAGACTACAGGCAACCCTGGAGGAACTACCTTCGCTGGCGTTGGTATTGGTTGCGATCTATCGGTTGGTATTGCTAAGGGTAACTCATACAATATCGACCATATTCGATGGGGTCGTGGGGCGCTAGAGATTACAGGCGGCGATACTGACCCTACAAACAACCCAGCAAACTTTACAGGCGCGTCTATAGCTAACGATAATCCTACAACTGGACGTTGGGGTATTCTTCAGGACGTTGGTGGTTCTTATCTGTTCAAAGGGTTATTATCATTAGGTACAACAGCTGCCCTTGTAGACTTCCGCGACCAGAACAAAGTTTTAACTATCGATAATACAGAATTTGTATCATCCAACTTTAATAGGATAGAAGTCAATAACGCGAGCTCAAATGTTGCGTTAACAAACGTTTCGATATCTTCTTTGAGTACTGTATCTCGCGGTAACTGGGAATGTGTCGATAACGCTACTGTTGCTCTAAGTGGTTGTACCTTTGCTGACATGGGCACATTCATATTTGCGTCTAATACCACCGTAAACAACGAAACTACATTCCGTCGTTGTAATAGCGTTTCGCCGAAAGGTGCTACGATGACAAACTGTAACTTCAACTCAAGTAACGATACTACAGGAGCAATGACTCTTGATGCTGATACTGAGATTTCTGGAGTTTCGGATTGTAATTTTGACAATAATAACATTGCTATTAAGATCACCTCTGCCGGCACATACACGTTCGATAACCTGAACTTCACTAATATCGGAACAGCGACTGTTGACTTTACAGGTACAGGCACTTGTACTATCAACCCAACAAATGGCGGTAACGTTGCGCAAGCAAATGTTACTGCTTCAGGTGGTGGTACGATTGTTGTAAATGCTCCGTCACTTTCATTTACAGTCAACAACTTGAAACCTGACTCTGAGGTTCGTATATTCCGTCAGAGTGATGGCGTTGAAGTTGGTACTGGCACAGAGTCCGCTGCTGTATCAGATACTGTAAACAGCACTGCCGGTGATCCTCGTTTCCAACACACGATTAGCCACACTCAAGGCGGTACTGCTGTTAACATAGTGGTATTCTCTGAGGGGTGGAGTGATATCTACCAGCCATTTACATTACCGTCAATCAGTGGTCAGACTTTCTTGGCAACTCAAACTGTTGACCGAAATTTCTTTAATCCATAGGAATAAATATGAAGTATAGAGTGGTAGAATCTACTGTTGAATTTCTTAAAAACATAGAATTTGAATTTGATTTTTCACCGTATAAGGTGGGTGACTCAGTTAACATCCTTGGACAGCAAGTAACCATTACACAGTTAGGTGGAGGCGTTGTAGGCGCTTCTTCAGAAACTGCTGTAATGTTTGTACAATACGTCCCCGAGGAAGGTTAATTTTTATAAATATAGACGTTATATAACAAAACACTCAAAACGGAGTCATTCGAATGGCAACACTTATTCTAACAGATCCTACGGATCTTATTAGCGGCGGGGATACTGGTACAACACCATTAGCACCTCTTGTCGTTGATGAAACAACTAAAACTATTACTATCACCCCTGGATCAGGTATCCTGCCAGCGTCATCTGATGGTATCACTGGTCAGGCACTTTACTCTGCCCTCAAGATCTTGTGGCGTAACTCTTCAACCTACATTAAATATCCATTCCCAATGGAAGCAATCACACCAGAACAGTTCGACTTCATCAATGGTTGGACTCTTGCTAACGATGTAACTCGTAAAGCACTTCGTACTTGTGGTTGGACTGAGTATGACACCAATGGTCAGAACGTAATTCGTCGCTACATGGGCGTGGTGACGTTGGGTACATTGGCAGAAACTGATACATCTTACTTCCAGTGGAA